TACCCGCAGAGCTGGAAGTAGATTCAAGAGATGTTTCCCAGTCACGATCCCCGAGGTATTACCTATAACCACAGATTTTATAATTGCAGTCGTAGAGGAGGCAGGGGAATAAACAGATACAGCACTTGTACTGTTTTCTCTTGCTTGGCCTAATTGTTTTTCCTGTATTGCCATTTTATCCCTGTGCTATTGCATACCTTAAAACATCTCTTGAATCTACTTCCAGCTCTGCGGGTATAGTTACTTTTCCTGCTGTATCAGCTTCCAGAATAGAGGTGTCTTGCATGTCACTGCCATAAGTAATCTTAAACGGGTCTCCAGTGTCTCTTGTGTCTCTACCCACACAAAACCTAGTTCCTGAACCTCCGTTCATCCCAAACCTTATATGCGGATCTCCGTTGGTGGTGTTGGCTGCGGTATCTATATCTATCATGGCATCAGCAGTAGTGCTGGTGTTTGATGCGTTTATCTCTAATTTAATTCCATTACTGCCTGCATGGCTGTACCTTATATCCACCCCATTAGATACGGTTGAGCCTTTGTTGTCAATCCATGCAAGGAAATTAGAATCTATCTGGTCAGCAGATACAAGCTTAGACCCGCTACCCGCTGTATCATTTTCCGCACTCCAAAAGGTCGGAGTATAACCAGCATGGCCCGAACCATTGGAAACAGACCCATATCCATGAGTGAGCATATTTACATATTCCCATGTGGTTCCGTCTTTAGCCCAAAACACAGAATGAGTGCCATTACCACCTGTCGTTTCCGGTTTGATTGTAATGCTGGCATCCACAGATTCACCGTTAAACCCATCACCAGAAGCAGGGAATACCTGTAAATCATTAGCTCCGTTATTTACTATCCGCACATATTCAGCAGCAGATGCACTGGGCATTGTAACTGCATCCCCGTCATTGGCTACTGTGGCTATTTCATTAAAACTCTTAGTAAGGGCATAGCCCCCGGCCTGAGTTTGGGTTGTACTAGCTGTAATTCCGGCTTCTACATCAAAGAGATTCTTTGCCCATCCAAGCACTCCAGCTCCATCTGTCACTATAGCCTGACCCGCTGTTCCGTCACTTGTAGGGTAAGTTAAACCGCTTAATACATTAGTTCCTGAGCTTGTTAAAAGTGTTGTTATAGTAGGAGAATCGCTTAATACATTATCCCCGGTTCCTGTGTTTGAGATTGTAACTAACTCCCCATTAGAGTCTGTCTGTACGGACTCAGAAGGGTCTAGGGTTGAACCTATCGGTATAGTGGGTACACGGTCTTTTATCCAATCATAGATAATATCAAACCACTCTGTCCACGGTATTGTTGGTTTACCCGGCATTACAGTTTGAACACCGGGAGGATCTACTATTGCATTCTCTTTAGGAGATGGTTGTAATTCCTCAGCCAATATCTGCCTCACAACTCAGTACAGTGAATTTAGTAGGCTCTGAGTAGCGTATATGAAACACCCTTTTTCTGGACTGCCCCAATCGCTCTCTCCTGACCCTAGTTGAATATTTACCTATTGCGCCCATATCCATGTAGTACCAATTAGACCATTTGTGACCACCGTCGTTAGACCATCTTAACTGGAGCAAGGGGCTGCTGCCCTGACCTGTGGCAGCACCTACCCCCGATTCCAAATCAAACTCTATGCTATTGTAATAAACTCTATCAAGATTATTCCATACCACAGGGCCGATTCGTTCCCTTATAATAGTGTCTCCGTTATCAGTATAGGTAGTTTGCTCAAAGGAGTAAATATTATTGTTCTGCCAGTCACCCACATAATTGTTCCCATTAAAGAAAGCTGACACACGGGCTCTGTGTCTCTCTTCTACTGATGTAGTAGGGTTTAAATAATACTTCTCATGCCATGCTCCGGTAGTGGAATCATAGACCCATGTCTTATTCTCACTGGGAAATGTAAGTTGATAGAACTTGTGACCGTCCTGCTGGTAGCAGAATCCCTCTGCATCACTTGTGGTTGTATATTCCTGAATCTCTCTCTCCAGAGGGACAGTAGAGATAGGGAAAGCATCAAATCCCCTTGACTGGTAAATCTTACCAAATCCGCTCTTGTTAGAACCTAACCAATAAATATTATCCCCATCCTCTGCAAGAGAATCAGGAGCCTCAATACCGAAATCGTGATAAGTACCCTCAATCCTTAAAAATTGATTATTTGAATTACCTGTATTTCTGAATACTTCATAAGACTGTGAACCAAACACCCACAATCTGCGGTTATTAGCTATTAAAGCTGTCACATGGTCACTACTGCCTTCTTTTGCCAGTGTATTAGTCGTATTCCATGAAGAAGGGTCATTGACTGCTGAATAAACGCACTGAACGGTATTGGGTTTGTTTACTATGAAAAACCCGTCAATATTAGCCACATGAGTAGCCCCATCAGGATAACCTGTATCAGTTACTTCCGTAGCCGTTCCCGCTGTGGTATCGTAGTATTTAGGAGTGTTAGATCCATCCACAAACAACACATTAGTTGTACTCTGGTCTGAGCTTAAAGAATCAGCACACCTTACAATACCCTGATCATCTGGAGTCGCACCACTGTTTAAACTGAACTTGCCAGACTCTACACCAGAACCCGTGAACGTGGACACCGTACTACCACACACAGCAAAGAAATCACCTGAACTGGCTGTGTAAAGGCTTCTCATTTTCCAATCGTCATTTACCGGGAAAGCCCCTCCTGTCTGGGAAGCGAATAAATCAAGGCCCGGAGAACTTCTTAGAGACTTAGGTACTTTGGTGTTCCCATCGTCATAGACTTCTAGGTACATATTCTTACAAGCCTGAGAGGATATGTCTAAGGCATCCATCGTGTAAGAGGCTCCCACAAAAGGTATAGGAATCATTTAAACCCTCTGTAAACTCTTGCCCATTTGGGCCTGTGGTCGAAATACTTGTGTAAATTCTCACCGCTTTTGTCTAAGTCCTGACCCAGTTTCATAAGAGTCCGGCCTTCTGCCTTGTCATAAACAGCCTTAATCTTCTGTGTTTCCTTGCCTGACCAGATAGCCTCAAAGAAAGCAGAACCCATCTTATCAGTGAATTTGTAAGGCTCAACGCACCAAGTGTCTGTATCTATATAAAGCGTGTCCTCGTTCTCTGAAAGCCATTTTAAACGGGCATAATCAGAGTAGGATATATAATCATCCGTTGAAACCCCCACCGGGAAAGTCTCTGGATGGATACAGTTCATTCCATAAAACTCTTTTAATTTGGTTATTACATTGAACTTGGCCCGTGGGTACATCATCTTAACCTGAGAGACACATTTATTGCGCCACTCATCTAGGGGTTCCTGTTCACCTATCCAGATTAAAAGAATATTCATACAAATTGAATTTCGTGTTCAGTTCCCGCCCCATCTTGGAAATAGAGCTTGTTGTCATTTTTGCAGTAAATTTTCCCGAAGTTTGTATCAGCGGTTGGGGTCGTTGTTTCTGCCATGCACAGTGTTCCATCCCCCAATGTTAAATTTGCGTTTGATGATGGTGAGCTTGTGTTTATCCCCACGGTGCTATTAGTTGCATCAACATAAAGTTCATGTGTATTATTTGCTGATTCAGCCCTAAAATCTCCTGCGATTGTGGTCAACCCGCTTTCGTTTACCGTCAAGCCACCGTTGCTAACGTTTTTCTGCCCGATAGAAAACCTATCAGCCCCCCCGGTTTGAAGTTTGAACCCAGAGCTACTTCTAGCATCAATATAAAGAGTCCCGCTACCAGAGCTTCCACTGTAATACATACGGCTGTAATAAGTCCCATCGTCACCCATGCGTATTTCTTTGAGGTCATCCATGATGAGATCTTCATCTAGGGTGACATCACCTGTAACATGCAGTTTTGTTGATGGACTAATAGTACCTATACCTACGTTGCCGGAGGTGTCTATGACAAGTCTGTCTGCTGCGCTTGTAGAGTCTCTTATAATGAATGAATCAGATGTGCTTCCAACAGTTCTTAGAGCGTATTTTTGTACGTCATTTTCAATCTCTAAGGAAGCGTTTCCATTAGTCGCTGTGGTTTTGATATTCCCTGCTACATTGACTGAATCTTCTACAGATAATTTAGCCCCCGGACTAGTAGTACCTATACCTACGTTGCCGGAGGAATCAATAAGCATCCTTGAGCTAGAGTTTGTACGGAAATCAAGCTCTGCAACCCCATTTAAGGAATCAAGATACTGCCTGCCTGAGTTATCTTCGCCCACCCTTAGCTGGTATGTGGAAGCACCTTTTAGCCTTAGTTTTTCGCCTGTGGCCCCACTATCTACTTGCAAGGTAACATCAGGACTAGCAGTACCAATCCCCACACGGTCTGTAGAAGCATCCACAAACAGAGTATCAGTGTCCACCACAAGATCATCTGTGAGGGTAGTTACACCCGTTACCCCCAATGTAGTTCCTACTGTAATCGCCCCTGTAAAGTCGTTGGTAGTACTCGACAACCCCGCCATATGGTAATAATTAGCCCCATTACGGCAGATAATCCGCAAATCATCTGTACTGAATCCCCACTGTTTATCAATTACACCGGCAGCCTCTATCTGGGCTGTGGTCTTTTGTACTCGTTCTACATTTGTAATAGTCATAATTAGTTATCGCTCACGTTTCCTGATTCTGTTATTAGTGGGTCTGTCCAGTCTCCTGACTCAGTTACTATATTCTGTTCATATCCTGTCTCAGTCCAGACAGCATTAGTTAGCGTCTCCCCTTGGGCAAAAAAAAACCTATACCGTCCCGCCTGTCATAAGGCGTTCTCATTATACGCTTGTCTTTCTGGTTTACCCGTTTAATCCATGCCCATGTATTTCTGGCTGTTTCCTGTACTAAAGGAAAGGTATCAGGCAGTTTATACTCAGGGGCTATGGCTACAGCTAATTGATACTTGAGGGCTTTAAGATAACCCGGAGCATAGTCTAAGGAGTCATCCAAATCACTGACAGCATCAAAAGCAGCAGGACATTCCAAATGCAAAGTAAAGCTACTCCCCTCCGATCGTGACTGGGAAAC